GTTGTTCTTGATAAAAGTTAGTGCCTTTTCTGCCACCTTGAGGAATCATTCCACCTTTAGGGTTGTACCCAACAAAAGGCGCGGGGTCAAACGGAAGATCGGGTTCTGGATCTTCTGGATTTTCTGGATCTTCTGGATCTTCTGGATCTGGGAAAGGCTCTCTAAAATACTGTATTTCACTACGGAACCCTGCCCTTGGATCTTGGCCTTGAGCAACTAAATCTGCCGCTTCAGCGTCAAGCTCTTCTCTTGTAACAACCCTTGATGGCCTTATCCTGTCTTGTACATTTGATGGCGTATCAGAAGCACCACCGCTCAATCTATTGAAATAATCAAGGTTTGGAATACCTCCTGCAAACATCTTGATAGGCTCTGCACCCATGTTTTCCAAACCCTGCCTACTTTGCAAGTATCCGCTTGGATCAACAGAGGTAATACCGCCCCCGTAATAAGTGCCTGCATACGGATTGTCATTTGGATTGAGAGGCATAAATGGCCTGTCATACCTTTCTGCTGCCAACTTCTTTGCACGATTCATATCAGAGTATGCCTGCAATCGCTTTTCTTCATTCTTTTGCATCATCTGGTTTTGTTGGTCTTCAAAGTCTTGCATCATCTGTTCTTGCGCTCGACTGCCTTCACCCACACCAATCATGGCAAGGTTTGCAGGTTGGATAGCAGCTTTGGCTGCTTCAGGCAGAACACCTTCTGAAAATATATTCATGCCTTCTGCATCTACAACGCTTTGCATAGCGGCTTCTTTAGCACCAAACAAACCTTGTTCAGCGGCAGGTAAATTTAACTGTGCAATACCATCGCCCACGCTTGCTGCGTCAACCGCTGTCTGAGCAGCATCAACTGCTGCCTGTGCATCTGGAACACCAGCAACTGCCTCAGCACCTTTCCCAATAGCCGATCCAAGACCATAACCAGTCAGTCCAGACATAATGCCTTGTTTAAGATCGCCCGATTGTATAGTTGTTGCAATACCAGAACCAATCGCTCCTGCCAGTGCATTGCTTAAACCTGCTGCTGTACCAGCACCGATTAGAGATGTACCTGCAAAGCTACCTAGAAGGGGTGCTAGAAAGGGCAGAAACGCCTCTGGTTGCCCTGTCATGGGATTTCTGGTTAAAGACCCTGTAGGCGACAAAGAAGCCAGCCCAGCGACCTCTACGGGGTTCATATGCACCATCATGCTATCGCCATACCGACCTTGCGTTGCCAACTGATTAGCCATTCCCTGCATGGGTCGTTGATACATCATCTGGTTGTTTGAGTAATTCATTTAACTCGTCTCCACACCGAATAGGTTAAAACTTACATTTGCTGCACTTGCATATACTTTCACTACATCTGCCTGTCCAAGGCAGATACCAATAACCACTGTCTGGGCTGTCGTTGCTGCCAGAGCTTGATCATAAAATATAAACTGTTTGTCATCTGCGCCAGCACCTGCTACATGGATGCTAACCCGAAAGGTAATACCTGAGCCACTCCTGTTACAAATAACCAGAGAGCTTACTGTTGTCTGGGTAAGATTAGGAACCGTATACAAAACGGTTGTTGTCGTTGCCGACACATCTAGCTGACCAAGAACTTTGATTACGTCTGTCATGAAGCACCCATCAACAGAAACTGGAATCTACGCATCGCAAGAGAACCCGTTTTGTCAGCTTGGGTTTTTGCAATATCGATATCAAGCTCATGAGTATTGAGAACGTCTGTCACTGTTCTACGGGTCAAAGCCTCTTCTCTTGCATTGTATTCTTGCGTTGGTACGGGCAAAGGATGTTTCTTAAACGTCATTATCGTCTACCGTCTTGTCTGATCTGAAATCGTAACGTACCTAACCGCCAGCCATACCCAGTGCCTGAACTTTCGATTCTTAGCACAGGGTGTCTAGCCCTTGCTCGCACATGTGACTCTGTTGTTGACTGGTTAACAGTAGCAGATGACAGGGTCGTGGTGCTTTCCAAGGGATAATTCCTTCCCTTTAAAGTCAGGTTAATTTCTGGATCAGCACCAGAGAACGTAAAGTCTGGTATGATTCTGTTTACAAACATGAAACTTTCACCGTCATTAATTTCAAGGTCACCAGACTCTATAAAAGCCGTCATTGCAGAACCGTCATCATCATGACCTGTTTCATGCTGGTATAAATAGTTTGCGTTTGAACTGGTAATAACACTAGCTGCAAGTGGTGCTGTGCCTGTGCCGTAATCGTTCCACGCGCCTCTTTCCAAGGTACCTATAGACCAGAGGTTTTCTGCGTAATCAAACGTCACATAGTTTGTGATTTCTGTATTACCAGTGCCTACTGGATAAAACCAAGTAACTTCGGAGTACGCTGAGTTCTCAGCGGCAAACACCTTATAAGCCTGACTCTTGTTCAGGTTAGAAAACACATGATTTTTTACAGAGCATGGCAGAGTTTGAACAGAACCGTTATAAACATAAAAGCCCCCTTCATCCATGAAATATACCTGACCACCAACGTCTATTCCTGCATTAGGTGATATCATCGACACATCGGTTGAAATAAGGGAAAGCTCAAAAACAAAAGCACCTCCGACAAAACGCATCGAATGAACACTACGATCAGTAAACACAAGTATCTCTTGTCTTGATTGAACTGCCCCGACAATTAAAGAACCAGAGTTAATCCTGATACCGCCAGCGGTATTGGTCGCTGTTGGTGTCCAGTCTCTTGCGCTTTCCTGTGTAGAGAAACGAACAAACAAGGGATCGATAGTGCTTGACCCTATGGCATTACAACCAAAAGCAATGACATGTTGATCTGTATCAGAAACCATTACTTGAAGTGCGACAGTAGGTGCATCGGATGCACCGCTTAAAGCAGTAATATTTACTGCACGATTGCTCAATCCTGCCGAAACATCGGAATAAAAAATACCTCCACCTCGGACATTAAAGATCAGGTCTTCTCCAAAGTTATCCTGACTAAACAGTCTTAATTGATTTCCAGAGCTAATCGCTGTTGATGAGCCAAAACCACCAAATCCCCAACCATCTGCACCCCAGCCTTGAGATGCAATATACGCATTAAGTCCTGTATTAATCTGATATGCACCGACAACGCTACCGCCACCGTTACCAGAGTCACTGGCATTTGCGGTAAGGGTGTCACCGCTGGTGTCCTTTGCTGTTACGGTATAAGTGTTTGCGTCAGCCACGGATGCAATCTGATACTCTTGATTTAACGCAGAGGCAATAATCAAACCACCTAAACTTGCAGCACCTGAGAAAGTAACAAAATCGTTTACAACCGCGCCATGACCTGAATCGGTAACGGTAAGAGTTGATGATCCGTTGCTTGCAGCAAAGGTTACATCACCTGCGCTTGTCGTCGATCTTAAAGGGGTAACGTCTTTGTAGGCGTTACCCTCTGTGATATAAAACTTCAGATTAGTGCCAACCCCAATATGTTTAATACTAGTCAAAGTTGACCAAGAATGAAGGGATCGGCAAACACCCTCAAACGAATCTAGCAGGTATTTTTGCCACCCACCAATCTTTTCTGGATTCCCCTGCCTAAATCTTATCTTGTCAGAATCAACCCAACCCTGATCGGCTGTATAGTCAGTGCCTTCCTTGTTGACACCCGGAGCAAACTTTACTTTACGAAGAGCCATAGCTTCTCCTATTGAATCTGAAACGGTGTCGTCTTTGGCTGCATCATCGGCCTAGTTGTCAATTGTGGTCTAAAGGGTGTAGGTCTGAATCTTTGAGTGGGAGGCATTGGTAATGGCCTCATGCCGCCGCCTTTTGGCCTTGGTGGCATGGGCCTTCTCATGGGCGGTTGCCGCATCGGTTGATAATTAGGACGACTCATCGACCTGCCATAAGCCTGCCCCATCAAACTTGCTATTCCTGACTGGTTAGGAAATAAACTTTGCTCTTCTGCTCTCATCTCTGGAGCATATCTAAACCTTGCCATGTCCCTTCCAAAGGGCAAAGAGGGTGTCTGTTGACGAGGGGGACGCATAAAGGGTGGGCTAGGACGAGGCAAGAAACCACCATCTTGAACTGGAGGGAAACGCATACCACCATCAGGCATCTGAGGCATTCTTCTTGAGCCACCTTTACTCATTGATATTCTCCTGTACGAATCATGTACGCAAGTTCTTTAGCCCTGTTCCCAACTTGTTGCGCCCAGCGGCTATCTAAAAAATTATCTGCGGCTTCGTTGTATCGTTTGTTTGCCATTGCACTTAACGCCTTTTCAAACTTTCTAAGCACTGTTTGTCCAAGGTTGAAACTGATGTCAATCATCGCATCTCGCCTTACAGCGTCCAGATCATTAAACCAGTCATACTCTTCAGAAAGCTCACCAATCACCCTGTAAATGTCATTCAAAAGCATTTGATCTATTTCTGCTTCTGTTAGTCCGAGACCTGATTCGGAAATGTTCCTGCCTACGCCTATTGTTTCATAACCAGCAGAACACTTGTACACATGCTTCCTAACACCTTCGTGCTTTCTGAGCATGATCTTTAATTTTACAAAGCGTGTTGCGTTCATTTACCAAAGTATTCCCAAGCATGGCCTTCATCAACAAGCATCTGACAAATGTCCCTGTTATCTTCTGTGTAGATTGTAGCAAGGATTCTACCGTACTTTCCTCTGCCATGACTAAGCATGACCAGTCTGTCAGGACACAGTTCTATAAGCCTTTGCTTTGCAAGCAAACCTTTGCGTTTATGCTCTTTGTCCCTCGTTCTGGACTCCCAAGCATTTATACCATATAACCTGAGACGCTGTTTACGCAATTCGACATCAAATCCCAGCCTGATGGTTACGTCGATTGTGTCACCATCTACAACTCTCAACAAGTCGCAGGTATAAACATAAGGCTTCATCGTTTTTTCTTGCGTGTTGTCCGATCTTTTTTAATCTTGCTTAACGTCTTGGCTTGTGCCGCATGTGTTTTAGAAGCCTTTTTTAAGCCCTTGATTACCTTGTTCAACCTTCTTGTAGTTTGCGCCATAAGATTACCTTAGTCCTCTTTGCCTGCATTCAAAGCCGCAGACACATTGATGTACGCTTCGTTCTTGTCTGGTGTTGATTTGTCATCAGCAAGATAGCGACCTTTCTTATCTCTGGCACGAACACGCTT